ATCACTATCCAACATGGATGTGATTTGTTTTTCGAGAGCCATAAACTCTTCAGTAAACTCAGCAATTAAAACCGCTTTACGAGCTTCCATTTGTAAATTCAATTCTTGCATCTGTTGCTGCATCTGTGGACCGCCAGCTCCTTGAGCTTGGGCCTGTTTCATTTGCGTAATTTGTTGAGCAAATTCTAGTTCGACATGTTCTTGAGCCATAAGACTAATGTGCTCGAATATATTCTTTTCTAAAGAAGCCATGATCGGTGGATTGTTTCGTACAAAATTCGTTGCCATAAAATTCATATGAGCCGTGATATGAGCTCTGTGGTCCTGTTTAGGATAAGCTTGAAAAGGTTTCATACCCATCGCATCAATATGTTCCAACGCCGGATCTTTGGGTTGAGGCGGAGGCGGAGGAGGTAAAAGCTGATCGATATTTTTAATACCTAATGCTTCATACATTTTACGATAAGACATATAAAGATTATGCATTTGAGGATTGGACATTGCCAATTGTAATTCTGTTTGAGCTAACGTGACTCTCTGGGTCATCGAAAAAATATTGGGATCCGCAACGGGAACAATATCCACTCGGTCATCAAAGTCCGTTTGCTTAACCATTCGTTGACCACCGACAACATCATAAGGATATTCCGCTGGCAAATACTGTGAAAAGATTCCTGAAAGTAATTTAAATTCTTGTTTAAGGGCATTATAGATTCTTTTGTGAATCGCACTCATCACTCTGGAACCTCTTTCCAAAAGAGCAACCGTTGTACCCACTGCAGCGTTTTGATTTCCATCTCCCACTTGCATATCTGCAATCGAAGCAAATCGTTGACCTGCTTGAACCACGATACCCATTAATTGGAGCAACGTTTGAGAAGGTTCTTTATAAGGCAACGGATAAAATGCATCTTTTAAATTTCCACCCGGTGCATCCACATCTCTAAATTCACCTGGTTGTAAAGGAGCCGCGTCATCTCTAACCCGAATCCCTCTCATCTTAAATCCAGCAGGAAGATTCGATAAAGTTCCTGCATCAAGTAATTGGCGGAGAGCGACTGTAGCAGTTCTGCTCAAGCCGCCAATCATATGTATCAAACCAAAGCCATAGAAACCAAGTCCAGGCAGAAATTTAAAATGGACGTAGTATTGGATCTTTGATTTGAGTGGATCGTTAGGTTGATAGTTTCTTCGAATCGCTAAAATTTTTCTTCCACCCGATTCCATTGTTACAATGTAAGGAAGTTTAATTCCTGTGGGTTCTCCATCTTCAGGATTAATATCTTCGAATCCTTCAAGATCTAAATTAATATGAAATTCTAAAATAGTGTAAGTTTGATCGCTAAATTGGTTATATGTTTTTCGGCTTCCTTCTAGTTTTCGTTCCTCTTCATGTATTCGATCGGTTTGAATGGTTGGTTGCCCTAACTCAATATCAGAATAAAATCCGGAGACTTGAGATTTTCTAATCTCGTTATGGGACATATACATTCTTTGAACCACACATTCCGCCTCGTCTAAAGAGGTTGCGCTATAAGGGACAATTAAATCATCGGCTTGAACAAATTTGGAAACCGCTCGTCCCATCATGTCATCATAATAAACTTTTTTAAAAGCCGAGCCCGCTAGGGGTAAATAAAATAACATTTGATCAAACTCATCTTCGTACTCTGGCATTTCATTCATGATTTGATAATTCATGTAATCTTTAACCCGAGTTGCTTGATCTTCTTTATCTCTTGTCGAGACGCCTAAAATTTGAGTTCTGACAGGACCATCAGAAGGTAAGAGTTCTTTGTATGCAGTTGCTTGAAATTGGGTAACCGCTTCAGCTAACACCGGATGCGTAGCACCCGAAGCTCCCTGAAAGGGTTCACTTCGTTGTTGATATTTGAATCCTAATAAATCCAGACCGGTCACATACGTTTGTTCCCAATCTTTTCTGGCTACACGGTAATCTTCGTATTCTTGGAAAAGTCTCGAACCTAAACGTCCTAAGACATCATCAGGAAGAAGATCCGCTAGATTAGCTGTATGATCTTCCCCATCCGCCTGATTAACTTTACCAGGTTCAAATTCGATATCCGCGCTGCCATCTTCGTTTTGAACAACTTCAATACCCTCGTCATTGACTTCTTTTACTTTTTCGGTTTGTTCAATAATCGTTTCTTCAGGGGATTCTAAGTGTACTTTTTCCGTTACATTGGGTAACGGTTTATCCATTTCTGCCATAATATTCCTATGATCTCATGTTAACTTGTTTGGGATTAGAAAACAACCCTACAATGCCTTCACCTTGTGGTGTTGGTCCTGATAATGGAGGAACCAATCCAGGTTCTCTTGCTATGTTTCCCGTTTCTATGACTCCTCCTTTAGCTTTTTTCTTCAAGTGCTCAGGAATGTCTCCGCCAATAATTTCTAAATATTCTTCTTCTCCATAAACATTTCCTTGGTGATCAATCCCTGAATGCTTAGGTTCTGGTATAACAGCTTCCTCACCTTCAATGTCTTTATAGATTTTCTTTTGAAAAGCTTCATCAACAACTTTGTCGCTAGGGTCATATTCTTTAATATTAAAAACGGTACCATCTTTGGCTATCATCTGTTTTGATTTTGTCAAAGCTTCTAAACCATCAACAACCTCATCTCCTTGAGTAAAGATATCTCTATACTCAAACTCTTCACGATACGGATTAGCTTGATCCGGATTGCCATAACTAAATTCGGGTTCTTCCACTTTAACTCTGTGAAATTCTGTCATACCCTGAGCAGCCGCTTCAGCATCATCTACTCCAAATTTCTGATAACCGGCTTCTCCCGGTTTAAAGTTAATCTGTCTGGTCATCTCCCCATCGAAATCTTCCACTTTCCAACTAAGTTCAATTTCTCCTGTTAATGGATTATCTTCCATGATGACTTTTTTCTGCACCGTTTCAAAACCAGACATTTTCTGTTTTCCCCCTACCATGTCAAATTTAGGCACTTTGGTTGGAATGACCATTTCATAAATATCTCCTTGAACATAATGCTTGTCTGCCATCTCGATCAGTTTACCGTGGGCTTTAATCTTAGCCACTACTCTTGGGAACCACGCCGGCATTCCCTCAACACCGATAAATTTTGCTGGAATAGCTTTGGTTGCATCTTTGACGAGAGGCTTAACGATATCTTTACTTTTACCTTTCAAGATACCCGTCGCACCCGCTGCTAGAGCCCCTAACCATTTTAAGAATGTTCTTCGATCCATTTCTCCACCAAACTTCATGCCCACTCTTCCACCTTCACTGAAGGTAAAATCATCTTCTCTGTGTTTCGCACGTCTTTCCATATCTCCCGCTTGCCACTCATCAAGTTGCGCTTCCATGCCCTTTAACAATTCTCGTTGTTGGGTTGGATCTAAATCCTGTCCCCCAATTTTCATGGTGTCAGGACCGAACATTCGATTGCCCATTCCGAAAGGAATGCTGCCTTGAAGAATTAACGATCGATAGTTATCGGCTTCATCTTCTGAAATGGCTCCTCGAGCTCTCATTTCATCAATTCGAACATTTCCATCTCGGTAATCTTTATACTGATCCCAAAGGAAGTCTGCTCCTAAGAATCCTGCGGTTAACCATCCTGCTGGTGTTGCCGCTAAAATGCCCGCTGGAATTAAAGCAGATCGTAAGAGCGCTCTTTTTCCCCAGGCTTTAGCTCCTTCAGTTTTGGCGATACCATCTAAAGCACCCATCGTCGCCACAAAAGGTTTTCTAAAGGTTGTACCAAAAGCCATATTCGTTCCTTTGGCTGCTGGTGACATCATCGCTGTTTTAAAATTACCAGGTAATTCTTTCCATCCCTGAACACTCTTTAAACCTTTTAAAGTTGTCATGTCTAATCCTCGACGACCTACTTTTTTCATATCATCATAATACTCTTTTACTAATTTTAAATCCTTTTCTCCTCTAATCCCTAATGCCCATAACGCATTGATGGGATTGGTTACCATTTCTGGAAGGTCATAGCCTGCCTTATACTCATGGAGCGCATGAGGAATCATCATGGCTGGAATTAATGCTTTCCATCCTGTTAAATATCTTCCTGCTGATTTTAATCCGCTTCTGGCTACGGATTCGTTTCCAAATTTTGATGAGAGCTTCTCTAATCCGAAACCTGCTCCCATCGCGAGAGGCATCGCTGCCAAACTTGATTTGGTTGGATTGTCGGCAATCCAGTTCAACATTCCCGGTTGAGTTTCTCGTTCTCCCTCGGCATTGACGAAGTTTCCTTCGGTTGCGTTGTACATCATGCTTTCGGGTTGATCGATCGTGATGTCTTGAGCTTCGAGTTCCGTGGTCCCGGGTTCTTCAGCCTTCGCTCCACCCATCATGGCCCACGTACCAGCGCCCACGGCTCCCGCACCAGTGAGAATAGCGCCGAGTCTTCCGCCTTTAGGAACTTTAGTTAAAATATTTTTTGCCCAATTAGAAGCTCGACCTAAAGCTCCTCCTTTTTGTTTAGATTCTGCTACTTTTTTAAAAACTTCATCTGGATTTTCATTTAAAGCCTGAGCCATTTCATCAGGACATCCTCCGGGAGGACCTCCGGCAGCAGTGCCAAATCTTTTTCCTTGTCCAAAAACAACACCACAAATTTTAGCTCCTGGTAAATTTGCCGCGTCTAGAATGGGTCTTACAAGTTCCTCATTGGTAGAAACAGAAAACAAATTAACTAATTGATTAGCCATGGGTCGACTTAACTTATCTACGTCTTTTTTTAAAACTGTTTGAGCTAATTCTTGGGGTCCAGTTAAGGGACTTTTATAACCTTCCACCAAAACCTCTTCCGCTAACTCTTGCCCAGCTCTTAATGGATCATCTAACTGAGTAAGATCTAAAGCATTCGTTAAAATCTTTTTAAAATTCTTTTGCTTCGCATGATGAGCAATATAACTTAACTGATCATTTAATCTTCGGCTCGCTACTCTTAAAGCATTAAAAGGTTTGTCGGCAACTAATTTTTCGTGATCTACGGCATAAATATTTCCTAATGTATCATAACCTTTTTTATAGGTTCTTTTCATTAGTGTTTCGAAAGATATCTTCTTATTAGGGTTGTTAGGATCAGGGACTGATTTAGCTAAAAGTTTATTATACTCCTGTTTAGCAGCATAAACTTCTTTAAATAATTTAGACTGTCTTCCTTCCCTTCTTAATTTATCAATACCCCAGTTCTCGTTTTTGTATCTAAAAAATACCTGGCTTCCTTTTAAGGATTTAAATCCTCTTTTATTTTTAGGAACGGTTTCCCAATCCACCGCCAAAGGTTTACCCTTCGCATTTTTTTTCTTGTTCCAAAAAAATTCTATTTGAGAGTTTCCGGTTTGATGTTTTTTATGATGGTCCCAGTGTCTTAGCGCAAAATTATTAATAGTCTCAGCAGGATCGGGACGAACCCCTTGTGCCTTACTCCATTGAACTCCCCCTCCCGCTCTATACTTAGCGTCTGCCATAATTTCAGAAAAAGGTTTGCCGGACTCTATAACCCCGGTGTTGCCCGCAATTCTTACAAGTTCCTTATCATAAATATGTTTGGGTTTATAAATATTGAATTTTGAAAAATTACTATCTCTTAATTTTCCTTTTGCTAAAACTGCATCCATATATTGAGGACCTGAAACTCCTGTTCGTTCTCCAATCATGGCCATTAAAGGGGTTTTAGCATATTTAAGATTCTTCGTAGATTTTTTAGGCCATTCTATAATTTCATCCGCCTCCACGATATTATCAAAGGCCATTCTAACTTTATCTTCTTTGGTATGAAGTAAAGGAGAATTTTTATCAAAAAGTCCTCCTCTGACTCTTCCTCCTTCAACCACATTCACTTTGTCTAAAAGAGTGTTCAGCTCTACAAATTTTTCACCTTGATTAGCTTCTGCAATTAATGTTTTAAGTAAAGTATCTCTAGCTTCCGCTATCTTGGGCGTAGAAAATTCTTGAGGAAATTCATGGATAACGGTCTGCGCAAGTCTCATAGCGGAACGGCCGTGTTTCTTTTCCACCCATGTAGCAAAGCTAGGGGTTTTACTTAAATCTCCTTGTGCCAAACCTCTTTCAACAAGAGCTTCATATTGCCGGATTAATTTTAAAGTGGTGTCTTTGTTAGAGGCCATCAAACTCTCCTAAACATGGAGCCTACGCCACCGCCTGTGGAATATTTTCCTGGGAAGTCGCCCCAGTCAAAGTCGGGCATGAATTCTTCAAACTCGACGCCAGCATCATCCGCCATTTGACCACGGACCCAGGCAAGTGCGTCATCAGGATTCTGTCCTTCCTTTTTCATCACTTGTTGAGCTCTCATGAGAATTTGAATTTCTTGAAGGTTATAACCTTCTTGCGCTAATTCAATATCTGTCAGATCTCTTTCGAAATTTTTTATGATACGAATACTGGGTCGGTCTTTTTTTGGTTTGGGATGATCTATTTCCATCGCCCTTTTGATAGAAGCTCCTTTTTGATCAAGATCAGCAAATTCTTCTGCAATTTCTGTTTCCGACATATCTCCAAATCGGCCTTCTTTATTTTTGATATAACCTCTCACCTCATCAAGCTCATCGAGCTTGGCTTGGTATTCCCCTTTGGTTAGATAACCGCCCGGGGTTCCTGGTCCTTGGACCGTGGTCGGTTTAATCCCGGCTTTAATCATCACTTCGTTAATTCTATCTCGTGTTGGGCCATAACCAGAAGGGCCCATACCAAACACCTCTTGATCAGGGATCAAGTCAAAGGCATCATCGCCATAATGGTGTCTGAAAATTCTAACCGGATCCGGATACATAAAATCGTTTCCTCCACCGGATTTAATATCGTTGCTATTTTTAAGAGAACCTAAAGTATTGTCCGCCAGTTTAATTCTTCCAGCTTCATGTTCTTTGAGCAAAAATGGACGGACCAAGGCCCTAAAATATCCATCATTTCTTTTACCAAAAACACCACCGGCAAAACCTTTACCTTCGCTCATTCTTTTAAGTAAAGATTTCCTTGCCGCTTCTGCAGCCGCTATACCCTCAGGAGACATTTTATAAGCCAGATCAGTAATTTTTGTCATTTGGTCAACAAGGGATTTACCTTCTTTTTCAAGATTATCCATTATCTTTCCAACATCGGCAACAGGGTCCTTACTTATTGTTTTAAATAAGGATCCAACACCTTCGTCTTTAGTAAAATCCGGTACTCCATGTTTATCTTTCCATACTTGTAATTTCTCAAAATCAGAAATCTTGGACATATCCAAATTTAATTTTTTTGCTAGATCTTGGTCAATTTTGGATAAATTCATGCTTTGTTTTAAAATGGCAGATGAAAACATTGCTTGGTCACGGGCTTTTTGACCAGTGAATGCTTCTGGAGTGATTGGATCACCTGGTAATTTAGAAAATAAATGAACTTCTGCACTTTTAGGCGTTGGTGGGTTTTTGATTTTATCAAAAGTTTTCAAATTTGATAAAAACTGTTTTCCTTCTAGATCATTAAGATGAGGAATATAAGCACCATCTCGTGCAAAAAGTTTTAATACCAAATCAACACCTTTTTCATCAACGTAATTTTGTAAACGTCCTTCACTAAGCACCTGATTAGTCATATCTTGCACAGCAGGTAATCTTTTCACATTAGTTCGAGTTCCAAGGTTAAGAGGAATGTCTAATTTTTTCATTAGACCAAATATTTCGTTAAAAAGTTCTTTTCTCATTAATAATAATTCCGTTTCTCTTGTGACCTTTTTTCATCTACATAATCTTCAGGATGAGGAAGAAATCCTCCCTGTCTGAAGCGCATTAAAGCTTGCGTAGTGCTATCCACTAAATCATCATGGTCCCCAAACGGGAATGCAGCACATTCTTCTATCACTTCTTCCGCAAATTTTGTTTCTGGAGCCCAAATAACCCCACTTTCAAAAAGTGGTGCAATTGAATTAACTCTCACGTGTTTATCATTACCTTTACTCGGTGTGAAATTCACAACTGGAATGTCCATTTGACGAAGTTCGTAAGTCAAAGGTAATCCAGACGCTTTAGATTCAATTAGTACCATTTCAGGATTCCAATATTTATAATGTTCCAGAGCTTTTCGTCTTAAATCAGGAAATTCTAACCGACCCTTATAAGCATCCAACAAAATTAAATTTCCCGGCATCTCTGTCGCTGGATAAAAAACACCCCACGTGGTAATCGCAGAATAATCGGCTGTTTCCTTCTTTAAGAAGGCCGTATCATAAGATTGAATAACATAGTGGAGCTCAGGAATCCAGTCTTTCTTCCAAGGACGCCACCATTCTCGCTTTATAATTGCTCCTTCTTCGGAAGTTGGATTCTGCATCCATTGAGCATTCCATTTTCCAACCGGAAGAGTCGCTTTGACTTTTTGTAATTCTTCCATCTTCCAATATTCTGGCCAAACTGATTCCTCTTCTTCTGTGCCATCGCCTAAAATGGCAGGAAATTCTACCAATTCCCACTGATCTCCTTTAACTTCTTTTTGATGTCGTAATAACATCCCCGTTAAATCTTTTGTACTCCATCTTGTCATAACTAAAACGATTGAAGCACCAGGTTGAAGACGTTGTCGTGGTCCTGAAGTATACCAATCATATGCATTCTCCAAGGAACTCGGAGATAACGCATCTTGTTCCGAGTGTGGATCGTCAATGATTAATAAGTCAGCACCCCGTCCGGTGATTGCACCGCCGACTCCAGCAGCGAAGTACTCGCCGCCTTGTGCTGTTTCCCACCTCCCAGCGGCTTTGCTATCTTCCTGTAATCGGGTTTTAAAAATTTTAGAATATTCTTGAGAATCAATTAAATGTTTTGCCTTACGACCAAATCTAATAGCTAATTCTCCGGTGTGGGTAACTTGAATAATTTTTAATTTTGGATTTCGTCCCACCATCCAGGAGGGTAGTAAATAAGAAGCAAATTCTGATTTTGTATGCCGGGGTGGCATATTAATAATTAATCTTTTTATTTCGCCGTTGGCTAATTTATTAAATTTTTCTGCAACGTGCCTGTGATGGGGCCCCTCAATAAATTCAGGCCATACACACTTCACGAAAGATAAAAAATCCGTCTTGGCTAAATTTTGTATTTTTTTTTCGGCATGCATTACCTGGTACCTTTTGTAGGTTTTTCGGACATCCGCAGGTAATTCTGAAATATTTATATTATTTAAGTTCATATAGGAGTCCCAAAATGTATTTAACAGCTATGACACTCTAAATCAAGCAATTCACCCAAAAGTAGTGGGACCCCTTTTTTCGTTTAGGGGGGTTGGGGTCGTTGCTGCTGTTGGAGTTTGAGATCGGGGCTGGTACCTCTATTGGATCGTGGTCCCGCGACCAAGGCGCCGCGAAGCGGCGCCTTGATTAGTTTAACTTGTAGACAAATTCAATCTGCCTTGATCATCAAGGTTGCTGTCATCATTATATTGTTGTGCTGTTATTGGTCTGCGTTCCTCGGTCACATGATTGTAAGCATAGTACTGATCATCATTATCACGTCGCCAATCACGTCTGTTAACCCAAGCATTATCCGCGCTCAATACTCTAGGCTGAGTTACTCGACCGAAATGGTCCAAGGCTCGTTGCCCATATACATTAAACCAATCATACATACATTGCATTGAGCAACAGTTACCATCAAGATAATAGAAGCTTGATCTTCTTCTTGTTTCATTCCTCTTATTATCTTTAGGTCCGCGTTTCCTATCCTTAGTATCATACGTATGACACTTAGGACCTTGGCAATATTTGAGTTGGCTCATTAATGCACACTCTCACTCTTCATCGCTTGAAAGTTTCTCCACTCATCTGAGTTCTTGATTAAGTGATGTGCTTTAGGAATAATTAAGATGAGCATTATCCAAGACATTTCTTCATCTGTGAATTGTCCACTACTCCAAACATTATCAACTCTCTTCATTGTTTCTTCTTTGCCTTTGTCTTTCACTTGCCATATGTAATGAACTGCACTCAAAAATCTAGAGCCGAGCCATTTAGGTAAGTTATCATCAACTATTCTTCGTTCTTCTTTCATAGTATCTCCCAATTGGTTGCGTATCTATATCCTTTTTTATCTAAATCCCAATAATGCAAAAAAGGTTTGCTGTCTTTCGCTCTATTCCCAAATCCACGACAGCTATCAGTAATAATGCCGAAACGTCTAACTGTTTCGCCATCACTTTTAGTGTATTTGATTTTGAACTTTTTATTACTTTCGATTAAATTAAACATAAGGGATAATGACATATTATCCCTTAAATGTAAAGCTATTAGTTAGCTTGTTGTTGCGTGTCGTATGCCTTGCGTAAAGCTATTTTCTGTTCTCTTGATATGCTTTTATTCTTCATACCTTTTATTCTGTCAGCAAGATTTTTCGGATTGTAAATGACCAAGCCAGTAGAGTTGGTTCTGATTATTTCTGCGTCATTAATATTTAAACCAAGTTCAGTTGCAAGTTCTAAACCCTCATCTAAATATCTATAACCTTTTAAACCAAGTTTAATTTCTTTCATCTGATTTAAAATGCTGTCAATCCATTTTTCGTGGCAAGTTATTAATTGACCTTTTTTAGATTGCCAAAACATCAAGGTATCATATTCCTCTTTATTACAAGCAATAGACCTATCTCGGCAATATTCTCGACCAATTAAATCAAGAACATAATCATTGTTCCATTCTTTTGAAAATGATGTTTGGTTTTTATCGCCACCATTCATGCCAAGATATTTTTCATTTGCGTCATCAACCTTTGTCCAATGTGGATTTGATTGATTTCCCTTTTGTTCAATGTTTATATCTGGATTACAATTTTCTCTACCTTTCAACTCATCACGATACATGGCATAAGCAAAATCGTTTTGTCTACTATTTTCTTGACCATTGATATTGCCATTTAATTTAAAGTCAAAATGACTTTCAATGTATTTGTCTTTCATTATTGGTTTGTCATTATTATCTCTATCCTCGACTTGTCCTTGATACCCAAAATGAAAGCAACTGTCTTTTGCAATAGTGTCCACATTTTCAAACTTGTTTTGTAAATGATAAGCCATTTTAATATCTTCTGGTGTATAGTGTCGGCTTACGATTTGTTCAGCAAGTTTCCAAGTTATATCTTGTAAAGGTTTCATTTCTTCTCTTGCTTTAAAAAATGCCTCTTTTTCTTGCGTGTCCTCTTGTTCAAGATGTACTCGCATACGATTTGCTATCTTGTTTCTATATTCTGAATTTAATCTGATACGCATTTTGTCCTTTCGATTTAAGTTAAAAATAAAGTTTTATACCTATTGACATCAATAGTCAATAGGATTATATATGATAGTAATTCTTTAAGATAAAATGCTACTAGCGTTGGATGATAAAAGAATAAAAAGTTCAAGCGGTTAAACTCAATTAATTGCGTCTTAATCGCTTGAGCTAGAAAGAAATTATGCAATTTAACATCTTTTTAATAGTAATGAGTATTGCCTATATTAGTTTAGGTTTTTGGCTCGGCTGGTTTTAAACTTGAGCCCAGATCCAAGGCGGATTGCTCTAATGTGTCTAGCAAAGATTTGTACTAGACCGATTGTAATTGGGGGCTTGGATCTGGGGTCAAGTTAAAATGGTTTGCTAGCTAAATGCAACTGAAAATCCATGCGGAACCTTTGCTTTTAGCTTGGCCAAACTTGAGCCGAGATCTGCCCTGGGGATGAATATTAGCCAGCGGATCTTGGGTCAAAAAAAATAAAGATTATGTCCAGACGAACAAGCACACACAGGCTTGACTCGTAGGATTTTAAATGATAAGGTTAAGACTATGAATGAAAAACAATTAAAAAGAATAGCAGATGCAATGGAAGAAATATTGCGACTCGTTAAAAAAGACATGGAAAATATAAAAGAGGCGGCAAAATGAAAATAGAGTACAAAAACAAAAAACTAAAACTGCCATATGATTTAACGGCAGGTGAGATGAGCACGGAGATGGTAACAAGACAGAACCCGTTCAGTGGTCAATCAATTGAACTGCCGGAATTCGCGGCGGTTATATATGATAAAACTATTGAATTAAATTTAGCCGCGGAGCATTTAGACGTCGCGACTAAACAAAAACCTGGCTTCAGTGATAACCAGGATCAATGGCAAAAAGTACGTAATGGAATCAATTTTTTCAGACAGTACTTTGCTAAAGAATATATGGTCCTCCTTGATTAACAAAACATTCAAACAATTAAATGCTGAGCGCGCCGGCAGGCGCGCCCGGCCAGAGTTAAAAAAAAACAAGCAAAAAAAAACAAGCAAGCAAGAATTGACAAACAAGCACAAATAGGATATTAAATGATATGTTAAAGAAAGAAGCAAGCAAGATCACCGGAGGACTGAGCGCACCAGGCAAGATGCCTGAAGGCGCCTATAGTATTCCGGCCGCAGCCTGCCAGACAGGAGCTAAGCTGGCCCTGGTTCCGGGCACCCCGTGCCATGGATGCTATGCTTTAAAGAATCGATATATAATGCCAATACAGAAGGCAGCGCTGGAGCGTCGCCTGAAGAGCTTGAACCATGGATCCTGGACCAAGGCCATGGCAACACTGATCAAGGGCAAGAAGCACTTCCGCTGGCACGACTCAGGGGACCTGCAGAGCGCGGACCATCTCCGGAAAATATTCGAAGTATGCGCAAGCACGCCGGAGACCAGTCACTGGCTGCCAACACAGGAGAGACAATACCTGCCGCTTCCGGGCTCCACAATTCCACCAAATTTAATTATTAGACTATCGAATGCAAAGAATGATACAGTCCCGGGTCAGGCCTGGACTCATTGGTCGACCGTCGTGACGAAGCCCCGAGCTGGCGTCTATGTCTGCCCGGCCCCTGAACAAGGTATGAAGTGCGGCAGCTGTCGCGCCTGTTGGAACAAAGATGTCAAAGAAATTCAATACAAAAAACATTAAGCCTGAAGACCTTCACCGGTCCAACAGCTTAGCGTTTACGATGGATCCAAGAAAAAAACAAAAAACAAGCAAGCACATACACACAAGCAATCAACAAGCAGGTCCAACACATAATCAACAAGCAAGCAGAGGCTCAAGCACCGTGGACCAGGGACCCTGGACCCCGGACTCACAAGCATAGCCTTCCTTCACTAGTTCCTGGATCAGGGATCCTGGAAAAAGTTTCATGGTACAAGGACCAAGGGCCTTTACTAAGATAAATGTATTCTTGGGATGTGTGATATGAAATGATATTTGGTGGGGAGAGAATCGAATCTTATTGGCTTTTGTGACCTTTAACTCAACAGTAAAAAAGTGCCCAGAATTAGCATACCCCAATAGATCAGGAGTACCAACTCCAGCAAAATTTTCAAGCCTTGTCCATGTAATTTGAGGTGTATTTCTTTTAAGCTCATGCCATAATTTTCTTTCTGGTGTCATCTTACTTTTGAGCCAATTACTTCATGACTACATCCCCTACTTTTTTCATTACATCTCCAGGGGCAGCCACTTCAGGTTGTACTCTAATAATTAAACGGTGGGTTTCTCGTGCGCCGATAATCTTATTTTCAGCCAGAATAAATTCTTTAACATCATACAACTCTTTGTTTGGCATTTCAACACTTACTCGTGCTAATCTACAAATTTCACTCCCTTTAATCGGATCCATGAACTGAGCCAGCGCATTAAACATTTCTCTACCTATCAGCATTAAAGTCCTGCCTTTCGAGCTCTGTCTAATTGATCTTCAATTTGTTTAGATATTCTTTGATTGTCATCCTCTAGTTCAGCAATTCTCACCTGTAATTTACCATTAAGTCTCTGATGATACTCATTAACTTCAAGTGCATCAGCCACTCTAGTATATAAATTATTGTTTTCTAATTTAACTCTATCAAGTTCTTTACGCATCTCCGCTAGCTTTAAATTAGTAGCCTTCATTTCAGGGGAATTTATCCCTATACCCTTAATGAGAATAGTTTCGGTTTCAGCTTCAATGTGATCTACCAGATCACGTTGGGCTTTAGTCAAGTCATCTTTCTTCATATTGACATATTACTTTAGTTGGCCTATATTGTCAATGGTCCTGTCCCTCCACCACAAACCGGACAGGACCTTATTATGGGTGTACCTAAAAGATTAACTGAAATGCAGATGAGATTCTGCGAAATGCTTGTATATAATGAAGGGCGTACGACGGGGCATCAGGCCTGTATCGACGCTGGCTATTCCAAAGACAATGCAAGACCAATGGCTTCTAGATTACAGAATCCAAGATACTTCCCATTGGTTGTAAAATATTTAGGAGAATTAAGAGAAGAAAGACTTCGAAGATTCGAAGTAACATACGAACGTCATATCACAGAACTTGCAAAGATTAGAGACGCGGCGTTAAAGAGAGGCTCTTTTTCTGCAGCCGCCAACGCGGAAAATATGCGAGGAAAAGCAGCGGGATTATATATAGAACAAAAGATAATAAAAACAGGAAAATTAGAAGATATGTCAGAAGGTGAACTAGAGGCCAAAATGAAACAGATTTTAGAGGATTACGCACCAATTCTTAAAGCCCAACAAATCGAAGGTGAAGTAGAGGAGCCGCCACCATCACCCACCAAAGAAGTGAAAGCGCTAGAACCACCAGAAAAAGTTGAAGCCACTGACTCTGAGGCCACATAACTATTTTTTCTTTTTCTTTTTAGATTTTCTTTTTTTCTTTTTAATTTTTTTCTTTGCTTTTTTCTTTGTAGCCATTGTTTTCTCCTTTAACATGTTATACTTCTCTTCACTTAACCAGTCAACACCTCCAGGAAACTCCGCTTCATCCATTACTTAAGCCTTATCATCTTCTTAACACAAGCTAGGGGAATCATGGTTCTATCACCAAATGTAAGAGATCCATCATCGTCTCTATCATAGGAAGCAAATAATTTAATAGCATCTCTATCTTTAGAATATAACCAACCTTCATTAATAGGATGAGTTAGTTTCATTCTATTAAATTCTTTTTCTTCTGCCCATCCTGAATCGGATAGTATATCAATCCAATGTACCCGATACTTTTGGTAGGGTATAGATGGAGGGTCATGAGAGACACTCTGTTTTCTTTTTTTAGCCATATTCTAAAAGTAATTAAAAATTATTGTAATTCTTCTTTTCGCATCACTACAAACTGTACTACTATGCTCTTCACTCGGATCAAAAAAAACAAGTCTATTTTCTTTAGGCATCACTTTTGTTTTTTTAAAATGCGTTTCGCCATTATTAGCATTTAAATAAAGGATACACCCTTTATGCTTAAATTTATAGTCTATGTGCATTTTATTTTGTCTTTTTTTACTCTGACCTAACTGTAGGTTACCTTTTACTCTTACAATTCCCTTACAATTTATTTTATTTAATAGATTACCCAATAAATAGAATGCCTTACTTCTAGGCTCATGGTTTGCATAAAAAGTATGGAAAAAAGAGAAGTATTCTTTGGGATCTTGAGGACTACTGATGCGATCATTATAATACCACGGAAAAGTATCACTACACATCCGTTGTTGAATTGCTTGAAATTCTTCTTTCGGAAGAAAGTTGTCTATTATTTTAACTGAGCTTTCCATACCTCACCCTATCATAACTACACCCTTACTATAAGTAGTATGTGTGTACCAAAAATAAATAAAATCATAAAGCGCTAGAATCGCCTATTTTATTGTATTATTTGAATATTGTACCATATATTTGGTACAGTAAAATTATTTATGGTACACAATTAATTATATATACCAATGATAATAATCTATTTGTACCAAAGAACCAAAAATATTTGAAAATAAAAAAAATAAAAAAATATTTTCTTGTAGAATACTATATAGAGGACGTTTTAGGTACGGTTTCTGCCTTAGTTTCGCCATCATCTGCCTTAGTTTTGACATCTTTAACAGATTGAGGACCAAAGTGTTGACGGAGTTGATATACCCTTTCCATCGCTGATGACATCTTATGTAGTAATTTATCCAACTCTTCAGTAATACCTGAGTGATCAGCTACCCCTTGAGGATTACTAAAGTATAAGGTTATCTTGGCTTTGGCATCTTCTACCTCGGCTGCATACTTAAGTTCTAATGCTTTATAGAACGGGTTGTTGATGTGATTGGTCATAATATTTATCCATTCTTTCCATAAAATCGTATTTATGTTGTCTTAGGTTTAATCCTTCTACCTTATATTCTTGGTAATAGCAATCTGGGGTACATATCATTATGATTGCTTGCTCAATTCGTGTATCATAAAGATAGTCATGAGCCATGCAGTATGCTGCTACTTGCAAAAAGTAATCTGTTACCCACTCACGCTGCTTTGGGCGATTTGACTGTTTGAAATCAATGAGAGTTTGTCTCCCATTGTACATACCCACTAGGTCCGTGGACCCTGCATAGAGGTCCGGGTAGTAAAGTGTTACCTCCGAGCCCCAAATTTCTTCCATCGGTGCAAGACCCACCTCAATAATCTTTTGTGCCATGGGCTTCGCCTCCCGTCCAATCTCAGTAAGGTCATCATACCCAGTACCTTCGAGGTGTTTCTCAATGAACTTATGCATGGCAGTGCCACGCTTGCTACTATAATTCTTGATGTAGTCTGCTTTTTCATATCCGACTCTTTTTTTCCATCGCTCGATATATTCCTGATCCTTGGTCTTTGCAAGGATAGTCGTTACACTCGGGAGATTTCGGCCACCAACCTCGTAGGTCCGTGAGCCTTGGACCGTGGTTCTCGGACCCCGGACATAATTAAATTTTTTATTCCATTTCACCGGTGCTCGGTCCTCTCTCATTTCAGCCATAATACACGTTCCACTCATTCATACTCATGATTGTCAGGGTCAACACTTAAAGGCATATAATTAAGTTGATACCATTTATAAAATTTTTTATCTTTAAACAACTCTACAATCTCAGGAGCCGAGACCTGTTCGGTCACGATGCATTCTGCCGTAGCCTCATAATTATCTTTTTTTATTTTTTCCATTGTAATCTATTCCCAAAGTTAATGTCTTCAAAGTCAGAATGATAAGTCGAGATGTGCGTATAGCCCAGCTCCTTGGCAATCCATATTCGCTGCCTGCCCACCTGAACATTCATAACCTCAGGTTTATCCTTATCCTTCGGTCGAATGACAATCGGGTAAATCATTCCTTTTTCTAAAATACTTTTTTTTAATTTTTCTAGCTCAGGAGTCCCAAGGCTATTAGGTTTATCCCACACCAGGTCCTCGATGGCATGCTCATGGTAGCGTTCCGGAAAGTCATTACGATCGGATCTTAAAGTCTCACTCATAAGCCATCACTTTTTTATGACGATACTCAGCCAGGTCCACCACGTTAGGTTCAGGGGGTGGGGCCAACGGTTCGTAATGATCAATGATCTTTTCTAAATGATGAAGTTTAATCTGTGCGTAAGGCCAGAGTAACTTAGCAAAGATCAATGCGTCTCGGTAACCACAGCACCAGCGCCATTGTCTTTTATAATTTCCAGGTCGATTATTATATTTCTTTTCTTTCCACCAGCCAAAGCCTAGGGTTCGATGGAGCCACTCGATCACACCGCGATCGGTCATGGCAATCTCACAGCGGATGTACCACTGGTTATAGATCTTATCTCCTCGGTCCTTGCGTTTAGTTTTCCTTTGCTTACAGGTTACACACCCCTCACCGTCGAATAGTCCGGCGATGTATGCTTTCTCTTCTTCAGTCATTAATGATAGGTTGGTGTATTGAAAGGCTCTACTGGAGTATCCATAATAAATCTCATGAGACGTCCATACTCTTCTTCAGCCAACGCCGTACGATACAATCGCATAGCAATAGCCATATAAGTAGAGGCAACAACCTGCTGAGGATACTTTTCAGAAAGTGTCATCGCCAATTTAAATACATCTTGGTAAACTTTATTTAATTTAATATCTTCGTCCATGGTTAGGACTTTATCATTTTTTGTCGATACTGTCACCAAATTTTCCTTCCCAGCCAAAAGTTCCATGATGAATCATCGTGGATTCTGTATTGGCATAAATTTTAAATCCTACACTTCGAGCAAGATCACAAAAGGCTAAATCCTCACCTTTCCATAATCCTATCTTGGGATTAAAGGTTGTATCCCAAAAGTTATATAAATATTTACTATTCATTTCTTTAGTGAGAGCGCCGGTGTGCTTGATATGCATTTCAGGATGAACCTTCATCAGTTTATCAAAAACTCGACGGTGAATCACCATGAGTCCTGCGGGCCCTTGCTCTACTTCTATAATCCCACCCGGGAGCATTTCTATTTTGTCTCTGTCAGGATAATCAACAGCATATCTGACCTGTGTAGTATCTTGTAATTTAATTCGATAGGGAGTACAGACAATATCTTTTTGAACCACTAACATGCGTAAGACTGCTTCCGGTTCAAACTCAACATCTGAATCAACAAAGAGCATGTGATCACACTTGCTAGCAAGAAATCCACAGGTTGCTAGATTCCTAGCGTAATTTATTAAGGAAGATTTCACCACATTAAATTGACTACTGATTCCGACTTTACGAAACTCACCAAAGAGTTTCATTAAAGAAACACAGGTATCACGTTGCACCACATCAAAGCAGGGCATCGCGACATAGACGGTAGGCTTATCCGCTATTAGCGTCTGCTTGTCCAAGAAAAGCCTCCCATTGTTTGATTCGTTGAATGACTGACCAACGCGTGTTGTAATGATTAATTTGTAAATCTAAATCTTGTTTGGTTTCTTGACTATAAATCATGTCCATTTCCTCATTGAGAGCGCTGGCATAATTTTCAATCAAACGTCCAGCATCAGTTTCAAACTCAACATAACGTGCAAAAGATCCACAGGTTTCTGGAAGAGCACCATAGTTAGTGGTGACTACTCGACAACCGGCAGCTAATGCCTCGATGGCTGCAATGCAAGAGGTCTCTTCAAATACTGAAGGATATGCAAATATATGAGCATTCATTAATGCACCTCGTACCTGATCATTGGGTGCATAACCTTTAAAATTAATGTTAGAAATCTCCTTACATCTTGCAAAGACTGGTTCAAATTTAGTTCCCATAGATTCGGCGAATCCTTCTCCATAAATTTCAGTAGAAGAATAAATATCTACTTCAAAATCTTTTCTAGTTTCATTTAATATTTCAATCGCTCTGACTAGGACTGCGAGTCCACGCCAGGGTGTAGAAGTATAAATAAGTTTTATTTTATCTTTTGGTTTTTTAATTTTAAAAGGGAAAGGAGCAATACAGTTTTGTATAACTCTTGATTTATATTCAGGACAACCAAATCGTCTTCTAAATTCAGTGAAGGACCAGTGAGAATTAAAAACAAACCAGTCTACATTATCAACAAATTTTCTGTCCTTCATTCGTTGAATATTTTGTTGGTCATAACTTAGCTGTTGCCAAATAATATTTATTTCATCTTTTTTTAATCTTTTGGGATCACAGACAGAGAGAATAATATTCTTATTTTTCAGTAACTTAGGGTTAAGTCGTGAATAAATTAATTGTGATTGGAGTTCGGTCCCACCCATCGGGAGACCATTATTTATTTTTAAAGAGGTCGATTGATTGGTCATAAATATATTTCTTTCCTTCTTTTGTTTCTGCCCATGCTTTCTTGGCGTTGTCGTAAACGTGTCTCTTCATACTTTTTTCTGTATTCATAATTGTTAATACATCTACACCATTATACACTTTAGCATACGTATTTTGACTAATGGCCAAAGAACTCCCGCTTGCTAAGAGTGCAAACTCAGAACAACTAGTTATGAGGACAGCTGTAATACTTAGAACCATTAGAAGCATTACTAATTTTTGCCATTTTGGAGTCATTATTTTTTGTCTCTCCTTCACTTTTACAATCGTGACACTGTATAATTGTTTCTTCATAAAGTCCATTGTGTTTTATATATCCATTTCCGTTACACGTTTGACAAATTATTTGAAGCATATTCTTTTCCATTTATATTTACCTTTCTATTTCTTGAAATTCTATTCCTTAAAATAAGAGGAGACATACCTTTTGCATAGGGACGTCTTTCTTTTAGGGTATTAATATATTTTTCTCTATCATTAATCTTAGGTAATATTTTACTATAAACGTATTGAGGATTTCTTCCTGCTAATTCACACACCTCTCTAAAATCCCTACTTTTACTTTTAAACCATGCTATGGCTGCTTGAGTAGCCGCCCAATCACTGGTGGTAAAAACATCTTGAGCCGCCCGTGTTAGGACAGCGGTCCAAAGATTTTCTTCCGGTTCTTTGGTACGCTGCTGCATTGTGATAGCGTCGTGATTTGCTGATGTCTTTCCTCTCATTTTTATTTTTTCTTTTCTTCTTTTTTCTTTAGTTTTCCGTTGAGCAATTGTATTTCTTGTTCAGCCAGTGTTTCCACTGTTTTACTAATGGAAACCTTTACTCCTGGAACACGTGTAAGCGTCTTTGAAATCTTGATTAGATTTGCATATACTTCATGTGTTAAGGATACATTTCGATATTTAGTTATATCTGTCATTTTTCTTTTCCTTTTCTTTGGTTTGATCTATATAATTGTTAATATATTTATGAAGAATTTTATTACGTTGCTCGCAAATTCTCAATTGTTCTTTAAGTAAATCGTTTTGTGATTTATGCAGAGCAATCTCTTTCGCCAGCTTTCTAAACATAGTATCTTTATCCTTCATAATTGATTTATAATATAGGATTTTACTAGAACCTTGTCAACATGAAAATTATAGTTTTAAGCATCATTATTTGCTCTGCGTTGTATGATCAATGCCAAGTTCCCTATGAGAAAAATAGTACTTTTCTTAACTGGGCCGAGTGTATGAGAGCCGGAACCCATGATACCCTGACTCTATATAATGTTATGGGAGATGATTATATTAATATTAATAAAGTTTATATTAAATTTTCATGTAGAGAAAAGACGATAAAGCCTGAAGAAAAGACCTAATTGACATTGTGTCCAAAATGTGGTAGAGGACGAGAACATTCTCACCTTTTGTTACCGATTCCTTCAACTCCCTTCTAGGGATCGGTACGTTTATTCACAATAAAATCCACCTACTTGAATCTTATGGCGTGATTTATTGAGGTACCAGCCTTGTTCAGGCCCGGGTCCCTGGTACGTGGATATTTTCTCCACGATCCTAGAACCCTGACTAAAACAGTCGGGTATAACGCTTTTATCCAGCGGATATGTAATTAATACTCCACTAGCTAGAAAGATGATGATCTTTGTCATGTTTTATTTGATCATAATTCTTAGTGCCCCAAGCTATAATTCTCGCTGCGTCCGGAGACTTAAGACTTAAAGTGACACCAAATTTTTTCCATGCATTTTTCATGATGTTGAGTTCCAGAACCATTACGGACCATTGCTTATCGCTGGCCCCTTTTGCTTCTAGAAGTATTTTCTTTTTCATTTTCTCGTTTCTTTCCCTTCTCTAAAGGCTCTTGTTTGTAGGTGTCCCTTCTTATTAAAATAGGTACACCAGCCACTGAATTTAGGATACTTGAGCAAGAGACTTTTAAATAGTTTCTTCCAGCTCATAGCCTTCATTATTTCAGCTTCTCCGCCTTCTTTTGTTATTGTATACTCATACCGCATGAGTTTCTCCTTTTTTATACCATATCGGGATAGTATATCGATCTTCTAGACATGTATCCATCCCGTGTAAGTATTTTTTTCCATCAAATATAATCATGCGACCTTCCTTTGGCATAACCTGTAATCCCTCTTTAAAAAGTGTTGCACCTGAAGAAGTATTATTAAGATATGTTACAGAAGCTAAAGTCGTATCAGAACTAGTTCCATCATAATGCAAGGGATGATCAGAGCCGTGTACGGTCCATTTGAGTTCGGCCCAATCTACCACAAATTTAGTATTAAAGTATTTTTGGACAGTCTCTTCTGATTGTTTTAATATTTTTTTAATTAAGGAATGTGTAATTTTTGAAGTATCAATTGGATAAGAGCCAGCCCAGTGATGAGCTAAATGCTTGTATTGTTTATATAGTTTTATCAGTTGCTTGCATTCACTTAAAGCAACAAAGTTATCAAGAAGAATAATCACATTTTCCTTTCATATTGGTAATATAGGGTTTAGTAGGATATATGTCAAGCCCTAGGGAAAATTAACCTTGGCCTCGTGAGCGTTTTCTGTGGGGGAGACGCTTGGAATAGCTTTTGGCATGACGTCCCGGCCTCTTAATCTGGGTCCTTTTCTTGTAGATATAGCCGTAACTTCTTGCCATGTTTCAATTTCCGCGTGTATTTAGTTAAATCTTTAAAACGTTTATGTATAAACGTTGGTAGGAGTTTTGCAATCGGATTATTCGTACGACTTTTTCTTTTTATAGGCTGGTTCATATTTTCCTAGTATTTTGTTAATGTGCC